AAGGTTTAGGTCCTATTTTCAAGATTTTTAAGTCTTGAGAGGATTAACGTCTGGCCAACGTTAATACACCAACCCCTATTTACTATTAGATATATATATCTAATCGTATGTTTGGGATAATTGATTTTAAACCTCATAATATAGACCCTATATTAGAAGTTTACTCTCCACATGATTCTTGTCCAGTATACTGGATGTCAATAATCAATGGAGAAAGATGGACTTTTTTATAAGACTCTACATTATCAGTTTTCTCTAAAACTAATGCATTATTTATAATGAACTCTGTTTCAGGGAAACGGTCAATTGTAACAAACGAACTTTCACTCTTACAGTACTTAACTAAGTCTTTGTAAAGATTAAGTTGATTTCTATATTTTGAATTTAAATCATCTTTATATGAAATTAAATCTTCAATACTAGAAATTGATTCTAACCTTTTCAACAAATTAGTTAATTGCGTTTGATCTGATAGTTTATGGGTAACCTCGCCAACCTTTAATCTATCTATTTGATTAATGATGATTCGGTTTACCGATCTCATTATGATCCGATAGTTTCGATTAAAAACGCTTATGTCTTTGCTACTTTGCTCCATATATATATTATCATCATTGTTTACAATGTCGCTAATTATAGATTCGAGCGTTGTAAGTATTTGTTTATTGCAAAGAATTTCATACTTTCGTATAATCTGATCAAGAGTTAACTCTGGATTAGAGTACCAAATAATATTTGATTCTCGCAGTAATGTTTCGCAGCTGCCTAACTCGAGAAATCGAGCTGGCATTACTGGAAACGTAAAATACTCTTTTGCTGATTTGGGAGAAATCCCTAATTCAGCAATGGCATAAGCCTTTTCAAGATCGTTGTGGTCCAAAATCCCTCTATCATGTAGATCGTTAAGTAGAGTAGTTATTGATTCCGAGTCATCCAAAAATGCTGAAAGTAATTTTGGACTACCAGGGGTCAATTCTTCTCCATTAATTATCACATGTTTAGCAATTTCTAGGACTTTATTATCGATAGATTTGTCTAAACGATTATCTCCCGTTAAAGTTTTACTCGTAAAACCTTTAATTGGATTAATCGGAACATCTAAAATTGAATCCATTATATTTATATAATGTTCACTTTCAGATTTTCCAAGAATAGCAACATCGTCGCCAATAATTCCATAGGTTTGCAGTTCTTCATTCACACTGTTTTTAAACATATTTAAACATGTTTTAACAATAATATGATGAGTAATTGCTAACATT